CGCATGTTTTTGTATGCGGTAGATATGGATACGACCTTGTTGATATCTTCTTTGTCAATCTCTTCTAAATTATGAGAGTAGTCGCGAATTTTTGAAGCAATATTCTTTTCGGCATCGAGGAAAATATCTTCATTTTCAAGCTGCCGATTAACTATTTTATCGACCTCTCTGTTTTCGGTCGGTTTTAATCGGTCGGTTTTTTGGTCGATTTTTATTTTTTGCTTTTCAAACAAAATCTTATCTTCGATTAATTGGTCGGTTTTGCCTTTTTCCCAACCTTCTTTCTTTGAGCGGTCAAAATTAAATGTGAAGAAAGCCTGGAGTATTTCATTAAGTTCTTTTTTGAAATTATCCAGGGGCAACGGTTCCTGATGAACTGGCACCATGAGCTGTTCATTGGATTGCTCGAAGATGTTTATGACGGTTATTTAGACCGGGGCATAGTCAATTGTCCTCCAGGGTCCACCAAGACGGAAATATTCAGCATCCATTGGCCAGCCTGGTGCATCGTCAAGAACATGCAACAGAAATTACCTTCAAGATGGCTTCCATCCTCGTACTCCGCCGACTTGGTCGATGAGAACAGCGCGAGATTGAAAGAAATTATTGAGTCTGAACCGTTCCAGGCAATGTGGCCGATGGAGAAATCTAAAGACACGTCAGCCAAGAACAACTGGAAGTTCCTCGACAAACACAGTAACGAGCATCGATTATTCGGCACCAGTTTAGGTGGACAGTTAACCGGACGCCGAGCAGGCTATATGATTGGTGCGGGTGAAGAGCATCCCCCGTTTACCGGTGCGTTAATCCTCGATGACCCATTGCCTCCCAGAGAGGAAGGTTTTGGTCGTAAGATTGAAAAGTATAACAAATACATCAATCGCGTCGTAAGAAGTCGTTTGGCGCATGATGGCGTACCGATCGTAATGGTGCAGCAAAGAATAGCCAAGAACGACACCACGGCCTACATGATGTCGGATAAAGTGCCGGATAAATACGAACGATACATTGTTCCCGCGATGATAGATGCAGAATATCTGGGTAAATTAGACCGGGAATTAGCCAGCAAAGCCATTGAGCAAACCGGTTATACCGATAAACGCACGAGTTATTGGCCGGATAAAGACCCGACCGAAACGCTATTACAGGTCGAAAAAGCCGACCCGTATTTGATGGCAAGTCAATATCAACAGGCTCCCGATGATGCCTTTTTGGAAGGGGTGATTTATCGTCGTGAACTGGAATTGATGATAGCTGAAGGGCGACTTGGGAAGATTCCCGTGGAGCGACATTTACCGGTGTATTCGTTTTGGGATTTGGGCTGGAATGATTTGATGACCATTTGGCTGGTTCAGCCGTTTCAGAAAGAACTGAGATTAATCGCCTGTTACGCGAATCAAGAAAAAAGTTTCGAGGAGTATGTTAGTTGGCTGTTAGGTTTCAAGGACAAATACGGCATTCACTACACCAAACATTTTGGTCCTCACGATTTAAAAAACCATGACCCTTTTATTAAAGGCGGTCGCTCTCGAACCCAAGTGGCCAAGTCAATGGGCGTGACGTTTAAAACCATTCCCAATTGCAAGGACAAAAGTGTCAGTATCTCCGCCCTGAGAGTGTTGTTCCCGCGACTGTATATCGATGCAGACCGATGCACCAAAGGGCTGGAAGCACTAAAGAAATACCGAAGAGAATGGGACCCCGACAACGAGGTCTTTTCTCGCTTACCGGTCCACGATTGGACCTCAAACTATGCCGATGCCCTACAGCAAATGGGGCTGGCCTGGAAAGACCCCGAAGAAGACAACGTGATACATCCACAGGAATTTGAGCCACTAGATGCTGCCGCAGGATATTAATGAACAACGCTGAAATAATGACACAATACCTCTCCGAAGAGGAAATGGAAGAGCTAAAGGTCTTGATGGAGCAAGAGCAAGCCCAAAAACAGCAACAGTTAGAAACATTGGCTTTATCCGTTGTAAAAATGCGCGATGAGGCGATTAAAGGGCGCGAATCCTCCAGCATTGAAGAAGATTGGGACGAAGACGAAGACGCATACGAAGGGATTGACAATGCGAATCGGGATGAAATGCACCGAGGGCAACGCAGAAAGCCTGATGTTATGGATGGGCAATTTGGGAATAAGAAAAAGAGTAAAACAACTCGAAGCACTTTATTGTTAAACATCACTAGACCCTATGTTGACGGAGCTGCCGCTAGGGTGGGCGATATGTTATTACCCACCGACGACAAGCCCTGGCAGTTTAAGTTAGATCCATTACCCGACGCCGTGGAACAAATGTACATGGGGAAGATGGGCCCACAAGCCCAACAGCAAGCCGAACAAATCAAGATTCAAGCTAAAAAGAATTTAGAGCAAGCGGAAAAACTAGTAGAAGACCGCTTGGTCGAATGTCAATATCACAATGAGGTGCGCAAAGTCATTGAAGATTGCGCCCGAATTGGCACAGGCGTTTTAAAAGGGCCGTTTGCGAAACTTAAAGCATCGGTCAAGAGAACTCAACAAGCATTAGGCGTTGTGTCACAACAAATTGTCCCGGCGTCAAAGCGCATTGATCCCTGGAATCTCTACCCTGACCCAGCGTGTAACGAGAACATTCAAAACGGGCGTTATGTGTTTGAACGAGATGTTTTCTCCGCGAAACAAATAAAAGAGCTCAAACAGAATCCGGATTATCTAGCTGACCAGATTGACTTGGTATTAGAAGAAGGCCCGAACAAGCGCAATGAAGTCGCGACAAGAGAGCAGAAGACCGTTGATAGCGATCAGTATGAAATATGGTATTTCACTGGAGATGTTGAATTAGAAGGTATGGGCGTCTGCGGCTGTCCAGTGGATTCAAAACATGATTCGGTTCCAGCCACATTGACGGTTGTGAACGACCGGATTATTCATGCGGCGGAAACTCCGGTTGACAGTGATGATTTTCCATATGATGTGATTTGCTGGCAGCGACGAAAGAATTACTGGGCGGGAATCGGTGTTGCACGACAAATCAGAACGCCTCAACGGATATTAACCGCTGCTGGTCGGAACATGATGGATAATGCCGGTGTTGCCGCCGGGCCAATGTACGCATATAAAAAAGGTGTGATAAAACCCGTTAGCGGCGCACCAGGGCTAGGGCCACATAAAGGCTGGGAAATTCAGGAAGATTCGGACATTAAAAATATTAATGAAGCGATTAGCATTATCACTATACCGATGATGCAACAAGAGCTACAGGCGATTGTCCAATTTGCCATGAAAATGGCCGAAGATTCCACAGGGTTGCCACAGCTCATGCAGGGCAATCAAGGTCAAGCCCCCGATACGGTGGGCGGCATGAACCTGTTGAACAACAATGCCAATGTAGTTTTAAGGCGAATCGCTCGGAATTTTGACGATTACATCACCGAGCCGCACATCCGACGCCATTACAAATGGTTGCGCGAATACGATGGTTTGGAAACCGAATATCATATTGATGCTCGCGGTTCCTCTGCCCTAGTTGAACGAGACATTCAGAACCAGGCCATTATGCAAATGGGGCAAATGGTGATTAATCCGGCGTTTGGCATTAACCCGGCAAAATGGATGGAAGAATGGCTCAAAGCCATGAAATTCGATCCCAAACGTTTTAAAGAGGACGAAGACGGCGTTGACCCGGAAAAAAGCAGCGCAGCCAAACCCGCTTCAGTTGGCGTATCTGTCCCTATACCTACGTTACCATCGTCATTCACATATACCCCTGGTGCCGCTTGAACCGCGCCGTTTTCGGTGGTTCGTAGCATCTGATTGGTATTTGCATTGGGCTTAAGGAGTATATTTCCTTTTGTGATCACATCTCTTAGATTGGTTGCCGATTTAGTGACCGTGGCTCCGCTGGAATTTCCCTGTATTAAGAAACCATCTTCAACATCGATTACACTGTAATCACCTGAACCACTTTCATGTGTAACAAGTTGCCCATCCCCTCGTGCTGTGTACCCCGATGAACTACCCTCGTAGAGGATGTTGTTGGTAGTATCAAAAGCTGCATCTGAGATGTCTAGCGCACTGGTTGAGAACTGCGCACCCTCTTGGAATAGGTGTTTCTCTGAGTTGTAGATTTGACTGATTTGTTCTGCTGTTGGTGCGCCTGCGCCTATGCGGGGGAGAGCTAAATCACCTAGAAATGGATTAGTATCAGCCATACCGACACCTACTTTCAACACAAATGTATTAGAAACATCGCCTGTTAGCGACCCAC